TCCACCGCCCCGAGGGTGACTCCGCCGAGTGTCGCCGTCCTGCCGGCCAGGACCTGGCCCGGCGTGTATCCGGCCACAGGCCGCCCCCTCTCAGGTCACAAACTCCAGGTGACGGACCACGTCCGCCATCTGCTCGCCGAAGCTCTGGCTGGCGCCGTAGAGGTTCACGGTGGTGGCGCGCCCGTCACCACCCGGCCCGGGCCCAGCCGCGGGTGGCCCAGCGAAGTGCCGGACCGGGGTCAGGTCCCGGCCGGTCGGGGTGAGTTGGTAGCCGAACCCGCCGGCGATCTGCCGCAGGATGTCCGTGGACCTGGCGCGCTTGGACGCGGCGAGCGGGATGTAGCCCTCGCCCCCGGTCTCCGGCTCGCCCCACACCCGCCAGGATCCGGCGGGCGCGATCTGGGCGATGTGCCGCTCGGAGCCGGACGCGAAGCGGGTCACGCCGCCCTGCGCGAACCGCATGATGCCGCCGTCGGCCTCCGCGAACATCCGGCCGCCAGCACTGCCGCGGATGTCGCCGGTGGTGCCGATCTCGACCAGGACTTTGCGGCCCCGGATGCCGTTGATCATCTTCTGGATCTCGGTCGAGCCGTCGTAGGCGTCGTTCGTCGGCACCGTGATCTTCACGGTCTTGTCCTTGGTGTTCTCCTGGACGCTGAAGCCGATCGCTTTCAGGTCCTGGATCGCCTCGGCTGACGGCGCCTTGATGGTGATGGACTTTCCGGGCGGCACCCCCTCGACCTTGTTGCGGACCTCGGTCAGGTCCGCGATCGTCTGGAGCGCGCCCGGGTCGGTGACCTGGGTCGCCACATCCTTCGGCAGCCTGGCATACGCGGCGGTCAGCGACTCGATCTGCTGCTGGCTGAAGCCCGCCTGCTTCATCGTCGCTTTGAGGGCCTCGACGTCTTGGCCCAGGACGATGTTGCCCGCCTCGACGCTGTTCTGTTGCTTGGCGACGGCCTCGGCGTGCGCCAGCGCGGCCTCGGCCGCATCTAGCATCGCGCTCTTGACGGCGCGCCCCTTCTCGGTGGTGATGTCCAGCTGGACGCCGTTTTCGTGCACCGCCTGCCGGAGCTCGGCCAGCGACTTCTGGTAGCCGATCGCGGCCTGCGCCGAGTTGATCGCCCCGCCGGACAGGGCGACCAGCGAGTCCGTGAACTTCTCCGCGGCCGACCTGGTGTCCTCCAGCTCGTCCCTGGTGACCTTGGCGGCGCCGCCGAGCTTCGACGTGCCGTCAGCGGCGCCGCCGGCCGCGGCCTGCTCGTTCTTGAACGCCGCGACCGCGTCGTTGATCTCCCCGTTGGTTCCCTGGATGGTCTCCTTCAGCTTCAGGGCGTCGCCGGTCAGGACGGTGGTCGACTTCCCGAGCTCACCGTGGCTGGAGACCACGCCGCGCTGGACCGTCGCGTGTTCCTGCAACGCCTTGTTGACCTGCTCGACCGCGTCCTTGTTGCCGAGCGTCGCATCGGTGACGGCGCTCAGCTCGATGCCGTACTTGCGGGCGATGTCCAGCACGCCTGCCTGCTGTAGCTTGTGGGCCACCAGGGTCTTGGTGTTCTCCGACAGGGCGCCGGAGTCCGCGCGCACGGCCTGCGTGAACTCCTCCAGGTTCTTCTGGGCGCCCTTGCTCGCCAGGCCGAACGCGGCGAGCGCCCCGATAACGACGCCGATCCCCGCCACCCAGGGGTTGGTGAGGACACCGGCCACGGAAGACGCCGCGCCGGCCAGACGCGGCATCGTTGTGGACAGGCTGGTGACCGCCGTCTGGAACTCGGCGATCCGCGGCACCGCGATCAGCAGGCCACCGCCCAGGAGTGCCACCGCCCCGCCCAGGCCGAGGACGGCCACGGCCGACGTCTGGGCCCAACCCGGCAGCGCCGAGTAGCCGTTGATCACGTCGGTGAGCGCCTGGACCATCTCGCGCAGCATGGAGTTCGCTGCGGTGCCCGACTGGATCAGCGCCACCTCGAGGGACCCGCCGAGCGCCTCGATGTCACCGGACAGGTTGTCGAGCTGGACCGCGGCCATGCGGGCCGCGGCGCCGTTGTCGTCGACGGCCGCCCGGTAGCGATCCACTCCGTCGGCGCCCTGGTTGTAGAGGATCGTCGCGGCTCGGACGGCGTCCGAGCCGAAGATCACGCTCATGGCGCTGTTCCTCGCCTCGGGTGTCAGCGCCCCGAAGGACGTCTGCAGCCTGCGGGCGAGTTCGGTCAGGCCGACGAAGCGGCCCTGGGCGTCGTACGCGCTGAACCCCAACTGCTGCATCATGCCCGCCGCTTCGTCCGACTGCGGGGTGAGGCGCATCAGCATTGTTTTGAGGGAGGTGCCGGCGTCGCTGCCGATCAGCGCACTGTCCGCGAAGGCGGACAGCACGCCGACGGTGTCCTCCAGGGACAGGCCGGTCTGCTGCGCGAGCAGGCCACCCATGCGCAGAGACTCGCCCAGGCCGTGGACGTCCGCGGCGGACTTGTTCGCGCCCGCGCTGAGGACGTCCGCGATGTGCCCGACGTCCTTGCCGCTCAGCTTGAAGGTGTTCATCGCCTGCGCGCTGATCGTCGCCGCCTCGGCCAGGTCGAGCTGCCCGGACGCGGCGAGGGACAGCGCGCCGGTGAGGGCGCCGCCGACGATGTCGCTGACCTTGACGCCGGCGCGCGCCAGCTCGGCCTCGGCGTCCGCGGCCTGGGAAGCGCTGTAGACGGTGTCCCGGCCGGCCGCGAGCGCCGACGTCCGCAGCTGCTCGAACTGCCGGGCCTGCACCTCGACGGCCGCCGAGCCGTCGACCGCGACGGCCTTCACGTTCGACATCGACTTCTCGAACTTGGCGGCGGTGAACGACGCGGCGGTGAACACCGCGAGCATCAGTAGGCCCGCCGTGCGGGTGGCGCGGAAGGCGTCCTCGCCGCGCTCGGCTGCGGACACCATCGAGGCGCTGGTGATGGACGCCGCGCGTGCGGACGCCAGCGCGGAGGCCGCCGCCGTACCGAGGCGGCTGAGCAACCCCGCCTGCGCGAGAGCGGCCGCCCGCTGCTCGGCGGCGATCCGGGCCTGCTCGAGGGCCGCCGCCCGGGCTGCGGCGGTGGCCCGCGCCTCCTGGGCCACGAGCGCCTCGCCCAGCGCCAGACGGCTCGCCAGGGACAGACGGATCCCGGCGGCGGCCTCGGCCGTCGCCACGGTCATTCGGGTCTCGGCCGCCGCGACAGCGGCTGCCGTCGCGGTGGCGGTGGTGGCCATGCCGGCCATCGCCCGGTCGGCGATCACCGACGATGACGCGAACGCCGCCCCGACCTGCTCGGCCGACACCGACGCGCGGGTCATCGCCGTGGTCGTCGCCGCGGCCGCCGACTGGGCGGCGGCCGCGGTGCGGGTGACGGCGGCCTGCTCGGTCCCGGAGGCCATCACGGTCGCTTCGGCGACCGCGAGGCGCTGTGCGAGGGAGCCCTGGAGGCCGAGCGCCGTGGCGGCGGCGGCCTCGCTCATCCGGCTCTCCGCGCCGACGACCGAGGATGCGGCGGCGTTGGCCGACGTGGCGATGCCGCCCATGGCCCGCTCGGACACCGCGGCCGCGCTGGCGAACGCGGCCGGAACCTCCTCCGCGGTGCCGGCCAGCCGCCCCAGGCTCGCCGACGCGGCGGATGCGGCGGACTGCTGGGCGCGGGCGGAGGTCTGCGCGGTGCGGGCCGCCTGGTCGAGTGCCCGCTGCTGCTGTGCGGCGGATGCCGTGGCCGCGTCGGCCAGCGACCGGTACGCGGCGGCGCTCTGGGTGGCGCCGGTGCGCACGCTGCTGGCGTCCAGGTGGAGCCTTACGTTGACCGTGCGGTCCGTCATCGGGCAGCCCCCTTCCGGTGGACGGAGATGTTCGTGCCGTGCTGGTCGCCGCCGGCGGACTGCCAGGCCTCGCCCTTTCGGCCGGCGGTGGCGCAGGCGTGGCAGCGGACGAGCTCCGCCTCCCACCCGAACTCGGCCTCGGGGGCGGTGGAGTCGCCGAGGTGGTGGCCGCAGCCGCGGCAGGTCTCCTCCTCGACCTGGAGGAGGGCGAGCGCCCACGCCCGGTCCTCCTCCGTCCACAGCGTCTCGCCCGGGCCGGGCAGTGGCCGGCCCAGGAAGACGCTGCGGGGAACGCCCCAGGCCCGGGCGGCCTCTAGCTCCCGGCGATGCGGCCCGCGACGGTCGCCGAGGCGGCGAGCGAGAAAGGGACGCTCGCGACCGCCTTCGTGTTGATCTCCCACGCGGCCGTGAGGAGTTCCTCGTTCTGCGCGTGCGTGATCCGCTCGCTCAGCCGCTGGTATTGCTCGACGGACATGGCCGGGGCGACGGCGCACGCGGCGACCACCGCGGGGAAGAACGTCGTCCCGTCGAACAGCTCCCCGGGGTCGTTGCTGGGGTGCGCGGCCAGGAGGTCCGACCAAGCCTTCGGCGTCAGTGCCCGCAGCCGGAAGCCGACCTGATGGGCGGCCATTTCCGCGCGCAGCTCCTCGATGCGCTCGGCGATCGGCAGCCGGGGCGACCCGGCGAGGGACTGCCCGACCATGCTGGAGGCGTCGCGGAGCTGGCGCTCCAGATCCTCGTACTCGCCCTGGAGGTGACCCGCCAGGCACAGCGTGACAACGGCTTCCCGCAGGGTTGCCCCACCGATGATCGCCTCGATGTCCTGCCCCGCGACGGGGGCCTTTGCGTTGCCCATCAGGCGACCGTCGAGTTGGTGTTCGGCACCGCGTACACGGACATCGGCGAGGTGAACTTCATGACCTCGTTGGGGGCGGTCGCCTTGTTCATGCGCTCGCCGCAGACGGTCGGGTACACCTCCACCTGCTGGCCGGTGGTCCACGCCGTGGTGTAGGTGACGCCGCGGCGCACGACCAGGTACCCGCGGGCGCCCTTGACGAACGTCGAGTACGGCAGGTCCTCGGCGCCGGCTGTGCCCCGCTTGAAGGTCACTTCGTTGTCGTACTTGGTGCGGCCCATCTCCTCCGTGTCGTAGGTGGAGGCGAGGTTTCCCGTGTCGACCTTCGCGGTGGACGGGTCCGTCTTGAGGCCGTCCGGCGTGATCCGGGTGGTGATGTCGGTGCCCGCGTTCAGCTCGGTGGTCGTGGGCGCGGCGATGTTGGAGACGGCGGTGAGCCAGGCGACTCGGACCTGGCCGTCGCCGATGATGTCGGACATGTGCCCTCCTGGGCATGGGAGAGCCCCTGGCCAGCGGCTCAGGGGCGACGGGTTCGGTCGGTCAGATGCGGATCAGGGCGACGGTCACCGAGGTGGTGGAGGAGTAGGTGACGGCGCAGGTGCCGTCCGCGGAGCTGGCGAAGAGCTCGGCGGGGATGGGGCCGATCATCTTGTCGCCGGTCGTCGCGGGGACGGTGACGACGACGTCGGCGGCGGTCTGGCCGCGGACCTTGCCGGTGGCGGTCAGGGTGACCGTCATCGAGGAGCCGTTCGCGTTCTTCACGTGGAGGAACAGGTGCTCCCCCGTCGGGATGGTGGTGCTGCCGGCTGCGGCGGCGTAGGTCGGGGTCGTGCCGGCGAGGCTCACGACCTGGGGCTGCAGAAGAGCCATGGGGGTCTCCGATCAGGGATCAGGCGGGGATGGAGCGGAGCCGGTACTGCACCGGCAGGAACCACAGCGGGGGGACGAGTTCGTCGTCGCGCTCGCGGGGCGGCCCGCCGAGCTCTTCCGCGCGCCACAGCACCCGGCCGGCCACGGTGAGCGGCGCCACCAGGGCCGCCCGGACCCGGTCCGCCGTGCCGGTTGCACCGGCCGCGGTCGTCGCCACGCAAGTGAGCTGCACGACGATGTCCAGAACGGTCCGGTCGTCCGCCATCGACGACGCCGAGGCGCGGCCCGGGTCGGGGTAGATGACTACGTACGTCGGCGGTAGCGCGGTAGCGGGCGGGGCGCCGCCGTCGTAGGCGGTGAGGTTCGCGGCCGTCAGCGCCGCCTGGAGTGCCGTGATGTGCGGCAGGACCGCAGGGGCGGTCACAGCAGCCTCGCCGCGAGGGCCTGCACGGCGGCGAGGAAGCGGGGCTCCTCCGTGAGCAGGGCCCTGCCGCCGTCGTTGTGCGGCGGGTTGTGGACCGACCCGTATTCCAGCAGGTTGCCGAGCGCCCCCTGCCGCATGCCCTTGTCGGGGCCGATGACCGCGGACGCGCCGACCGGCAGGGTTGTCAGGTCGTAGCCGATGCTGCGGGGGTAGTGGCGGGCGTGCACCCCGGCCGTGGCCTGTGCGTTGGCCCGCCAATCCGTCTTGACGTTGAGTGCGCCCTTGGAGACGATCTGCCGGGCGTCGCGGGCGGCGGTCGCGGCGACCTGGTCCATCTGGAGGGCGAGCGCCTCCAGGCCGTGGACGTCGACGGTCATGATCTGTCCTCCGCGATCAGGCGCCACGCGGTGGCGGTGGACGACTCCCCGACCGAGGTGACCCACAGGGTCATCCCGGCCAGGCGGGGGTTGGGGGACGCGTCGACCAGCACCTGGTCGCCGGGCAGGACCCGGTCGACCGCGAGCGGGATGGCCGACCACGGGATCGCGATCTCGTAGCGGCGCTGGATGACCAGGCGCTCACCGACCTGCGCGGTCTCGCTCACCGCCTGGGCTGGCTTGACCCGGGCCTGGCCCGCGTACAGGGTGCGGGCGTCCGGTTGGACAGTGGCGCCGGAGCCCGGGTCGTAGACGTCGGTGCCTGGCCGGACCAGGCGCACGGTGTCGACCATCAGGGCCTCGTGTGCGGCCCGGCCGGCAGTGAGGAGGCCGTCGAGGGCGCTCATTGCTGGGGCGCCAGGGTGAAAGCCGACCGGCGGTACGGCTTGAGGGCGTCCTTGTGTTCCTTGCTCAGGGTTCCGGCGCCGATGGTTTCGGCGGCGAAGGTCCGCGAGTAGTCGTCGATGGTCTCCGCTCGCAGGGCCTGAGGGTTGGTCACCGACATGGTGGCGAGGTCCAGGACGACGTCGAGCAGGTCGTCCGGGACCGCGGTGTAGCCGTGGCTGTATGTGATCCGTACCCGGTCCGCCCAGATGCCCTGCGGCCGGTACCAGGGGAAGCCCATCAGCCGGGTCTGCGCCCAGAAGGCGTCGGCCCGGGTGAGCTCCGAGCCGAGCCGGGTGAAGTCGCGTCCCTCCAGGCAGGTGAACTCGACGTTGGTGATGCCGAAGAGCTCGGTCACCGTCAGCGGGTTGTCGGCGTCGACGACCACCGGCATCTGCGGTAGTCGCAGGAGGCGGCCCCCGCCGGGGACGGTGATGGTGTCCGCGGAGTGGAAAGTCAGCTCCTGGCGGCAGTACTTGCGGACCCGGGCGGAGGCCCGGCGCAGCGCGAGTGCCGCGGTGGCCGGGCTGATGGTCCGCTCGAGGGCCGCTTCGAGGTCGTCCTGGGACGCGAGCGGGGGGAGCGACATGGCGGCCTCCCCGCGCTACTCGGTCTCGGTGCCGGCCTCGACGAGGGCGGTGAGGTGCTTGACGGCGGTGACGCGGGGGCTGTCCTTGGCCTGCTCGGCGGCGAGGGCGGCTGCAGCGCGCTCGGGGCTGTCGCCGACCCACGTCATCAGGGTGTCGATGGTGCCGTCGACGGGCGGTTCCTCGTCCTGCGGTTCGCCGTCCGACGCGGGGCCACCGCCGCTGTCGGTGTCGGTGCTGGCCGGGGGCTGCGGCGGCGCGGCCGGTTCACCGTCGAGAACCTCGACGGGCGCCTGGATGTGGACCAGGTGCAGGGCGAGTTCGCCGTCGACCTCGGCGTCCTTCGCGAGGTCGTGGATCTGGTAGTTCCAGTAGGTGCGGGTCTGTTCGGTGATGCGGACACGCATGGTGGGGGTCTCCTCCCGGGGGTTGGGCGGCCGGGCGCGGCCGGGGTGGGTCGCGCCCGGGCCGGGGAGGTCAGGCGTGCTCGATGACCACGGCGCGCTTGAACAGCGCGGCGTCGCCCGTGCCGACGTCGGTGGGGACGCCGTAGTCGCCGATCCACGACCAGGTGGTCGTCAGGACCTGCTGCAGGCGGTCCTGCGGCGGGCGGACGATCATCGTGACGTCGACGCCGGGGGCGGCCTGGATGGTCCGCACGTCCGGGACGTCCTCGACGCCAGTGCCCGCGAGCAGCGAGTTGGTGCTGTCGAACGGCGCAGCCATGAGTGCGCTGCCGCCGAGGACGATCGGGCGGTGCACCGTGACAGTGCCGGCGGAGCCGCCGAGGATGGTCGGCGCCTCGATGTTGCGGACCCAGTCGATGCCGCCGAACCGGCCGATCGACAGGTCCCGGTAGATCGGGGAGTCGACGCGGCCCTGAAGGGCCTGCTTGAAGTCGCTGTCGGAGAACAGCTGGGCCTCGGTGTCCGGGTCGATGTGGGCGACGTAGTACCCACCGATCGTCGGGACGTTCATCTTCCGCAGGCGGGCGACCGCGGCGCGGAAGTTGGCGAAGGTGACGACGTTGGACCCGGACAGGTCGTAGGCGCTGTTGCCGGTGGCGCGGATGGTGACGGGGGCGTTGCTGGCGAGGACGTAGTCGCCGGCGGTGTCGGCCCGTGCGGTGCCCAGGGTCAGGGTGCTGGTGCCGGTGTTGACGCCGACGACGGTGTTGGCGACACCGGCGATGGTGACGTTCAGGGGCGTGGAGCCGGACACCGGGGTGGGGACGCCGTTGACGAGGACGGTGGTGAACCCTGCGACGGACTGCACGATGATGCTGGTGTCGGAGCCGGCGGTGGTGGTGCACCAGGTGCGGCCGCCGGAGTAGGCCGAGTAGAGCTTGTTGCGGCAGACCTGGTTGATGGTCTGTCCGGCGTTGATGCCGAGCGTCTCGACGTCGGCGAGGAACTTGCTGGCCAGCGCCATGCTGCTGGTCAGCATGTTGGTGTCCATGGAGTTCGCGTACTGGTCCATGGTGACGGACCACTGCTCGATGCCGTACGTGGACGCGGACGGGTCGGAGCCGGTGATGGGGGTGGTGACCGGGGCGAGCAGGCCCTTCTTGGTGAAGGTCTTGGTGTCGCCCAGGCCGCCCATCCACGACTCGACGTCGGCGATGGCAGGGAAGATGAAGTTCGGCACGAGGGCGTCGCGGAAGACGCGGTCGAGGATGCCGTTCTGCAGCATCGCGCGGATCGCGGCGGGCACGGTGCCGCGCACGTCGTGCCGGCTGAGGCGGAACCACGGGCGCGGCGCCGTCAGGGTGGGGGTCATGCTCACTCCTCGGTGATGGTGACGGACACGAGGTCCGGGTGCTGGCGGGCTATCTCTTCGAGGCCCAGCAGCGCGGTTTGGGTGATGGCCGACACGGCGGCGCAGACGCGCCCGCCGACGGCGTGCTCCTCATGGCCGACCACCTCGATGGAGGTGCGCCCGTCGCCCAACCGGGCGCTGATGCGGATCACGACCTGAGCCGGTACCCGTACTTGGCGAGCTCCGCGTCGCGCTCCTCACGGGAGACGCTGCGGAAGTCGGTCGGCGGTGCGGGCGGCCGTGTGCCCTGGCTGGGGTCCGGGCGGGGCCTGGTGCGCTTGTCGGCGACGGGCTCCGGTGCGGCGGTGGCCGGTTCGGGCTTGGCCCAGTGCGGCTTGCGGTCGAGCAGGTCCATGAGGTCGGCCTCGATGGCGTCGGTGTCGATCTCGCCGTCGTCGTCGACGTAGCGGGCCGGGTCGCGCATGAGGATGTCGGCGGCGTCCGTGGGGTCGGCGAACCGGTCGGTGGACCGGGCGCGGACCTCGGCGGACACGGCGCGGGCGGTGGCCTTGGCGGCCTGGTCGGCGGCGCGTTCGGCCTTGGCGGTGGCCTTCTCGAGCTCGGACCGGTCGCGGTCCTCGAACTCGCGGACCTTGGCCTCGGCGGCGAGGCGGGCCTTGCGTTCGGCTGCGGCGGTGCGCTTGGCCTCCTGCTGGGCTGCCTTCATTCGCTCGATGGCCTTCTTGCCCTTGTCGCCGAGGGCGTCGTTGTCGGTCGGGTCGTCGCCTTCGGGCTGCGGGTCGTCGGCCGGGTCGGGGTCGGGTGCGGGGTCGTCGTCGGGGTCCGGGTTGCCCGGGTCGTCGACGGGGGTCGCGGGGTCGTCGTCGCCGTCGTGGCGGGCGAGGTCGAACCAGCGGTTGGTGGGGGTGTGGGGCATTGGTGGGTCTCCCGTTGCAGGAGTCGGGACCACCGGCCTTGCGCCGGAGTCAGATCAGGTAGCCGTATCGGCGGAGCATGGAGATGACCTCGTCGCGGTTCTCCGCGCGGGCGTATATCTCCTCTGGCATGAGGCGGTGGGTCGTGAGCCTGAAGCCTTTGCCGGTCGGCGGGACGAGGCCGCGCTGGATGGCGCGCTGGCGCTCGAGTCGGTAGAAGCGGCTTCGCTTCGTGGTGGACACGTGCGTGGAGCGGAGCTTGGTCCCGTACGCCGAGGCGGTGTACATGCCGCGGCGGGCGTTGACGATCTGTCCGATGTCGGCGCCGTCACGGATGGCCTTCGCGCCGTCGATGGTGAACACGCGGGCCTGCTCGGCCTCGGACAGGCTTCGGAAGTACGCCTTCGGGTCCGTCAGGGGCGTCGCGCCGCGGCGCCCGCCGGCCGAGATCGGGACATTTGTGCAGTCGCAGCGAGGATGCCGGTCGAACGCCTGGTCGGTCTTGAAGACGAGGCCGGCCAGCACCACGCAGCGCGAGCACGACGGCGGACTGAGAGTCCGCACGTACCCGGTGACCGCCCGGTTGGAGGCGATACCGACCCCGGCCGCAGTGCGCCCTGCGTCCGCGACCTCAGTGGTCCCGGCGCGCAGCAGGGTGCTGAGGGAGCCGGTCATGGCGTCTGCGGCGGACTGGCCGGCCTCAAGGCGCCATTTGGTCTCGATGACCGGCTCGTAGAAGAGGCTGAGCAGGCTGCGGCCGTCGGCGGCGTGCCCGGCGAACGCGGATGCGGCGATGGTGCCGGCCGGTTCGCTGGCGACACCATCGGCGGCGATGACTGCGGCCAGGTAGGCATCGGCCGGGGCCGCGGCCTCGACCTGGCCCTGTTTCACCACCTGGACGATGGCGGGCCCGATGACGGGCCACTTCTGGTCGAGGGCGTTCGCATCGAGGGTGCGCCAGATGGACTGGAGCTGGTTGGCGATGTGGCGCACGGTGCGCTGCTGGCGGAGGTAGTGGGCTGTGGCGAGTTCCTCGACCGTGGCCACCGGCTACTCCTCCGCTGTCTGCGTGCCGTCCGGGGGTGCATCCGGCACGGCGTCCGGCTCGGCGGGTTCGGGCTGCGGCTTGGGGCCGTATCCGGCGGCGAGGTCACCACCGATCGCCCGGTCGAGGGCGTCCTCCTGCATCTCCCGCATGCGGACGCGCTGCTCGGCGGAGTAGCCGAGGTCCTCCCATGCCTGCTCGGTCGGCAGGAGTCCGGCCGAGTGGAGCTTGACGACCGCGTCAGCTTTCTGGGCGTACGTCGGGGTGGCGGGGTCGCGCCAGACGGTCTCCAGAGACCGGGTGGCGGGGTCGAGTTCGCCGTCGCGGACGAGGAGGGCGAGGCGCATGACGCGCTCCCACGGGCCGCCGAAGGCCCGCTGGCGACGCTCGGCGCGCTTGACGAGGCGGGTCTCCGAGGCGCGAATGGCGTCCGCGGACGGGGGGTTGCTTGTCGACAGGCCCAGGAACGCCGGCGGGAGGCCGGTGAGGGAGGCGACCAGGCGGGCCAGGGCGTTGATCGTCTCGTGGAAGTTGGTCAGGGACGCCTCGGGGAACTGGCCGTACTTGACGTTGCTGTCCTCGTTGGCCCACAGGCGGCCGGCCAGGGAGGACAGGGCGCCGAGGGGCTGGCCGTTCTGGTCGGCGAAGTCGTCGAGGCTGGCGCCGGTGGCCCAGCGGCGCGGCATGGCGTGGTACTCGGCGGACAGCATCATGTCGGTGGCGATTTTGCAGGCCGCGTCCGAGAGCGGGATGACGGCCCGCAGCTCGGAGATGCCGCCGGAGTACTGCAGCCGCGGCCGGTTGGCGATCGGCACGACCGTGACCTGCCCGAGGCTGTGCGGGTCGCGTTCGTCGGTGTTCTCCGTCCACACGCCCTTGTCCATGGCGAACGTGTACCTGCCGTTGGGCAGGTAGAGGGTCGCCATCTTCGTCGGGACCGATCCTGCGCCGGGTTCTTCCCAGCGCTTGATCGCGGCGAGGACCTGACGGGTCCGCGGGTCCCGCTCCGCGAAAACGTCCAGCGCCGACTCGGCGGTGATGATCGGTGTGCTCACGTCCTCGTCGTTCGCTCCGACGATGACGTAGGCCCGGCCGAGAGCCAGCGCGTCGATGTGGGCCTGCTGCGAGCCCTCGTCGAGGTCGTTGGCCTGCCAGATCGACCACAGGTCCTCCTCGGTGGTCTCCGAGTCGGCATACCGGAAGCCTTCGATGTCGAGGCGCTCCTCGAGGGAGTCGACGACCAGCTGCGGCCAGTTGATGACGACCTGCCGCATCCGGTCCTGGAGCTCGTTGACGATCTCGGGTGCCATGTACGAGAGCGGCTGGCGGCCCTCGTAGTAGGAGTCCATGAGCCGAAGGTCTTTCAGGTCCTTCTCGTGGCAGTCGATGAGGCGCTTCAGCCACTGTTCGGGGGTCAGGTCGGAGAGGGACACGCGCCACCCCCTGTCATCGCATCACGGTCGTTCTCCGTGGGGGCTTGGGTCGGGCGGCGCCGGCCGCGAGGGCGTCGGCGTAGGCCTCATGGGCGAGGATGGACACGACCGCGAGGTCGATCTTCTGGTGGGGTGCTGCCTTGCGCAGCACGTACCGGTCGGCCTGGCGGGCGGCCCGGCGGGCGTGCCCGATGTGGGCGGAGGTGTCCTCGCAGCCGTCGTGAGTGAACTCGGTGTCGGCTTTGGTGACGTCGGTGATCAGGCGTTCGCAGGCGGCGTGCATCTGGACGATGCGGTTGGTCCACCAGCGGGTGACGCGCTTCTCTCCGTACCGGTCGGCCCAGGTGTCGACCTCGGTCTCCCAGTACGGCGGGTCGCAGTACATGCGGACCACCTGGTAGCGGCGCATCAGCTCGTCGACGGCGGCGTGGACCTCCAGGCGCGGAACCTGGCCGCCCCACTCGGCGGGGTTCCAGACCGTCGGCAGCTCGAGGGAGCTGTAGACGGGGGTGAACTGGTAGCCGTCGAGGGTCTCGGCGCGGATCGCGGTCCAGTCGTCGATGTCGCTGCCGTCGAAGCCGAGGACCACCTGAATACCGTCGGGCACCTCGCGGTAGCTGGCCCGGCTGTCCCACCGGTCCCGGCTGAGCCAGGTGCCGGCGCCGGCGACGATCCGGTTGCCGAAGAAGCGCTCCGCCTCGGCGGGTTCCTTCTCCATCAGCTCGGCGGCTTCGCCCTCGATGGCGTCGAGGTCGATGTGGGTGCTGCCGGCGTAGACGTGCTGGTGGATCTTCCGCCGTTCGGCCTTGTTCGCGTAGGACAGGTGCTTGGGCGGCAGGCGGTGGTAGCGGTAGACGTCGGCCTGCTTGGTCTCGGCGGTCTTCTGCGCCACCGAGTTCTCGGACGGGTCCCAGCCGTTCGTCGTCTCCAGGGACCGGCCGCTCATGCCGGCCAGACCGCGGCGCTGAGTCGTGGCGACCTTCGTCATTTTGTTGCCGTCGGTCCAGATGCCCGTCTCGTCCTGGATCGCGAACGTAATCGGGTTACCCAGGCGGGACTGCGCGGAGGACGTCACGACGTCGATGCGCCCGTCGTTCGGGAGCCGGATGAACTGCTCGCCGACTTTCATGAGCTCGCCGAGCGGGCCGTTGCGGATCATCGCCTGCAGCGGCCGGTAGACGTTGTCGGTCTGGTCCTCACTGGTCGCGGTGATCTGCAGCAGCGGCGTCGACCACGGCCGGCCCATCGGCTCGTCCGGCTCGTACTCGTACACCCAGCCGCAACCGCAGCCGTGCGCCCGGCAGTCGTACCGTTCCCCGCCCGCTGCCCAGCCGCCGAACAGCACCGGCCCGACAGCCTCCGCGGCAACGACGGACGCCGTCCACGGGCCCTTGCCGGACTTCTGCGGCGCCACGACCTGCCCGCGGCGGTAGTGAAACGCCGTGGACAGCTGGCCCAGCCTGGCGTCAGGCCGCACCCGGTAGAACTGGGCGGTAGCCCGCAGCTGCCAGTCGTACATCTGGAACGGCTGCGGTCCCCGGATCAGACCGCCGACGGACTCCAGCCGGCAGTGCTGGGCGATCCAGTCGGGGACGATGAACAGGGTCTGGAAGTCGAGCGGCCAGGTGCCGTCGTCAGCTGCCGCCACCGTTGATCGCCTTCAGGCGGGCACGCGCCGAGTTCGGTGCGACGGGGCCGGCCGTCGACGCGGCAGGGCGGGCATCTTCCTCGGCCCGGTCGATGCGCCAGCGGTTCGCGCGCATGCCGGGCGTGGACAGGCCCAGGCTGTCCCCCATCTGCTTGACCACCGTCGTCAGCGTCACCGCCGACTCGAGCTGCTCGGCCTCGGACAACCGCCGCACATACAGGGCGACCTCGTACTCCTGGCCGTACCGCTCCCACATCAGGGCCTGCGGTTTGGTCCACAGTCGCTCCCACAGCTGCGCCTCGCGGATCGTCTCGTCCGTCAGGGGCCAGTCGGGCGTTGCGCCCTGGCGGCCTTCGGCGGGCAGGATCGTCCATTCGCCGGCGTCCCTCTCGCGCCGCAGCGCTGCTGGGTCGGGTGCGGGACCGGATCGTGCTCGTGCTCCACCCTTCGCCATGTCGGTCTCCTCGTGTGCGCCCTTGCGGCGCCTCGTTCCCGTCCGGCGTTGCGCGCGGTCGGTTCACATGGCGGAGCCCCCGCGGCCGGCGTGGCAGCAGGGGCTCCGAGTCGCGCTGAAGGCGGCGGCACGGGCAGGTTGTGTGACCCTGCGCCGTCCGGACACTGCATCGGCACTTCCGTGCCGCCGCCTGCTTGTGGGGCGAGGATCCTCGCCCTGGTGCGCTGGTCACAACGCGTTACGGATCAAGGCTTGGACCATGATCCAGAAGTCTTTGAACCTGGCAAACCTTTTGGAACCCTCCCCGGCGGTCCTACCTCTGAATGATCACTGGGGTACCCCCCTGGGGATCATGACTCAGCGTGATGACTCAGGGTGATCACCTCAATGAGGATGATCTGTATCCCCGCTCGCGAAGCCTGGGAGTGATCACCGCGACCCAGCGATGGACTCATGCCCTTGCCTGTCGCCGGCCTGGTTGCCACGGCCCTGCCCCTACAGCTCGGCCTCGGCTGCCCTCAGTGGCTGCCCTGCGGCGGTGCCTACGTCCGCTGCGTCGGGCCTGTGGGGCTGGCGTCAGCCGTTGCCTTCTCGTTGGAGGGCTCACTGCCGGGTGGTGTCCAGCCCATGGCGATGAGCGCCTCGTGGCCGGCCGCCAGGATCACCTCGGTGTGGGGACTGGAGAAGGAGGTGACGTCGACCAGTCGGACCTCGACCTCCAGCACCG